GATTGGTGTTGTATGCCTGTCTTGCAATAGCATCCTGCGTACTGCTCAACTGCTCCAGCATACTGTTCACACTCTGCGCTTCCTGCCGGAAACGGTCAACGCCCGTACTTGTGAATACTTCCAGCCCATCAGTTTCCCAGTGGACAGGGATCTCAACAGGTTCGGGTGGTGCATTCGGCTGAACTTCCAAAGGTATGGAATCAGGATTTTCAACAAGCGGATCGGGCAGGACCGGGTTCACATCCACATTGATGACCCGGCCACTGGTGTCACCCGGTACTGCTGTCGGGGCAATGTCAGGTGCAGTCTGGCTATCCAGTGCAGCATTTAGTGCAACCAGCGCAGCGGTTGTCTGATTTATGGATTCCCTTGCCCCTTCAATGCCGGATGTGTCAATATCTGCATTCATGGTCTGCTGCATATCTTCCATTGCACCGACTGCCATATTCACTGAGCTGATAATACCATAAAGTACATTTGTGAAATTGTCCTGTAATTCAATACCTGTCTGAATGGATGACACCCCTATCACCTGCCTTTCTTTTTTGCCTTATTTTCTGCTTTTTTCTTTTCCCTTTTATCAGCTTCTAATTTCATCTTGATTGCTGCAACGGTAAAAGCCTTTTCCTGTTCATCCATAGCAAGGAAAACAGAAGGCAATATATGAAGTTTAAGAAGGGCATAGTAAGCATAATTTGCTTCACCATCCCCTTCTTCTATTAGTTTTTTGCTTCTTCAACCTTTTCATCAAAGGTCTTGGTAAATCCCTGATACTTCTGCATCCAGACGGAAAAGTCCTGATATTCGCCCGCATTGTCAACCAGTGCATAAAGCAGATCCTCCGGTGTCATAACCCCATAGCTGTCCTGTAATTCCTTGTCGTACAGGTCAGGGTAAACAGTGGATGCTACAATCATCTTTGCAAGGTACTTTGAAGTGTTCAGCTTTGGTCTGAAAAGGTTCGGTTTGCCTGTAATCTGAACTTCTGTTGTGCATGAATCACGCAGCTCTTCATTTTCCTTTGATGTCAGTGGCCTGAACTCCCATTCAAGGGGTTTCCCGCTTTCATCTGTCAGACTTTCAGTAGGGGCAAACTTCCCATTCTCTTTTACTTTTTTGTTTGCTTTCATGAATCGGCTGAATTTTGACATTTTTGTTTTCTTCCTTTCTGTTATCCATTGAATATGAAGAACCCCCTTATATGAGCCTTATATAAACTCACACAAGGGGGTTTGTTCAGTTGTCTGCTGCATTTCCTTAGTTGGTCAGGAATCCCGTCAGGTTCGTGAACTTTTCAGGCATGGAGAAATCTTCAAAAGTACCTTCGATTTCTTCATCCAGATATTCACCGTCTGCATCAAACTTTGCAAGAATTCCTCCGTCTGTATTGCAGTCATAGAATATAATGGTCTGCCTTTTTGCATCACTGGTAGGATCATCATTGGTAATCTGCATTTCAAAATACACATCTTCCCCGGAATTCTTGTAGTCCAGAAGGCACTGCCTCATGACAGACTGGTTATAGTGTGCAGTTCCGGAAAAAGTACCTTCCATACCACATGATTTGTGTCCCGCCATGATTGCACCAAGACGTGGTACTGTAGTCTTGGTCTTTTCAACCTTTGCTTCCATGTCAATCATCTGCATGAAATTGTATCTTCGTGTGCTAATGGTAATAAAGCACTCTGCCAATTTTGCAGCGATTGTGTCCCTTGCTTTCATGGTTACATTGTCCTGCATTATTCTTCACTCCCTTCTTATGCAACCGTTACAGTCATATAGAGTTTACCCATAGCGTTCACTACTGTGACCGCACTGGTCACAACAACCGCTTTTTTGGTGTTCCCCTGTTCAATCGTGACATCGGAATCAGCAAAGTTTTCAATAGCGCCCATATCCTGTAACTGCTGCCTGATTTTCACAATATCAGACCAGAGGGAAGTTCTGCCGGATGCGTTGTTCGGCACAGCCCCAAGATATTTGTCCCTGAACAGTAACGCATCATCATTCCCCAACTGATCAATTACCCTGATTGTCTGATTATCCTTGAAAATGTCACCCTGTGTGTCACTGGTTGTCACCATTGTGTTGATGTCCTCCAACACCCTGATGTCACCGCTGACCTTATGGAAAGTAAATTCACCTGCCTTGATTGCAGCTTCCAACTGCGACTGTGTATAATCTGCTGCAACAGAAAATGAACCGTCATATTTCTTATTCTGACAGGACTTGTTTACTTCACAACCGCATTCAGCACCAGTCACCCAGTACACAAGGGATGCTTCTGACCACCCTTCATCAGTGACCTTGTTCTTTATACTGATAACACCCATGAAGTCAGCAGCGATATTGTAAAGTATACACTGGAACTTGATACCCAGTTCATCCCGTAACCGCTTCACAAAGGCAACATACAGTTTCTTGATGGTTGCATCCGTGACCACCGCCCCCATTGTGTTGAAAGTATAGCTTTCAATCAGATCAAGGTACTTCTGATGTGCGGCACCGTCAACTTCCCCATTTGTACCGCCTGTTAATGGTGTCCCGGCCGTTTCTGCCAGTGCTGCATCCTCCTTGAATTTGACATAATCATTTGCCACCAGTTCAGCAACAGAAGCAACGGTCTGTTCATCCACCTTCACTGTCCCAAAATAGGTTGCAACATCATACTTTGAGCTGTCATCAGCGTTCACCTGAATAACCGTTTTCAGGTCATTCCCACGCACACCGCCATACAATGCAGTTGCATAGTCATTTGATGCTTTAACACCGCCACCGTTCAGACGGTATGCATACAGGATCTTTGCACCCATGAACAAATCAGACAGGCCCTTCATTTTTTCATTGTCAAAGGTATAACCAAAAATTTTCAGACTGTTCTTCTCAAAATCCCCACTGGTCACTTCAAATACTTCATTTTCCTTACCCCAGTCCAGTTCAAGGGGCATGGTGCAAACGCCTCTGTCTGACAATGCAGCGGATGCAGATGCGGCCGATACAAAGTTGATATATGCACCGGGAAGAACTTTATTCTGTGTAGTAAAACTACCACCGCCTAAAGCCATTTACATCACCTTTCCTTTCATAAATTCTTCGATCATATTGTCAACCTGTTCCATAGTGTACTTTTCACTGTCATCCAGCAGGGCATCCACCAAATCCCTTCTGTCATGATATTTGCCACACCTGACAAGCTGTGACTTGCTAAATTTCTGTTCATTACGTTTAACCGCCTTTTGTTCAGGCGGGTTTGTTTTCTTAACTGCCAACACCATCACCTTCTTTCACATCTGTGGCTGATTCCAAGCTTTCCATGACTTCATCAGTTTTTACCCTGTAAACAAAACAGTCGTAATTCAGAAAGAAGTTCAGCACCCCGCCAGTCACTTCATGCTTCATTTTTGTTCCCCGCATTTTCTGACCGTCAACATTAATGTATTCCAGACACCAAATCATTCTTTCAGCAACTTCATTACATTCGCGCTGCTTATCCTTACCTTTAGGGAAATACTGGATGCAGAATAAATTTTGTCTGAAGTAACGCTTCCCAAGAAAAAGTTCAGTTGTTGGATTCAGACACTGAATGAAAAAACATGGTTCAGCCAAGTCCTGTTTTATTTCTTCCATATGGTTTTCATAATCAAATTCAGCATTCAGAGCAATGCTGATTGCAGCAATTATTGAATTTATCACTTCAACGCGCCCCCTAAATACTTTCTGATTTTTTGTTCCAAAATTTTTGGGGCAATGGACTGTAATTCCTGTTCCGATATGGTCATCATGAAATGCCCCCTGACCCATCCCTTATGGTTTGCTGTCCTGTGTCCGTACTCCACATAGGAGGCATATTCAACCGGGTTCACAATCTCAATAACATAGGTGTCACCAAAATGATTGACTTTCAGGGTGTCAACAAACTGTGCTGCCCCTCTCGTGTTCATTCCCTCTGAACCGCTACTTTTTTGAGATGTCCACCCTCTTCTTAATGTACCGCCTTTTTTGCCTGATTTCTTGGAATACTCACCAACTGGTGTCCTTTTAATGACCATCCGCAATAACCCAGCAGCAAGTTCCTTGACACATGCTTCCACAAAAGCATCCGGATCTTGCAACTTTTCAAGCTGTTTTTGAATATCCTTCAACCCTTGTATGTTTACACTTCCCATCCTTGACATATCAGGTCCACCTTTCAAACAGTTCAAGAATAATTTCCTGATGGGTTTCATATACTGCCGGGATTCCGCTGCAGGTATAATCAGTGGTAACACCCGCCT